TTTCTTTACTAATTACGGTAATGAATCAGAAAATCCTGAAATGGATGATTTAATTTCTCAGGGATGGGAGCGTTGGGGATAAATAATATTATGACTTACGATAATCTTGTACAACAATTGTTGACAGAGGCTAAGAAAGGTCCGTCATTGTCTATTAAGCGTGGAGAGAAACTACCAGCAAGCAAAGGAGCTGGTTTAACTGCAAAAGGCAGAAAGAAATACAATCGTGCTACTGGCAGTAATTTAAAGGCTCCAGTTACAGGTAAAGTCAAAAAGGGTTCTAAAGCATCCAAGAGACGCAAGAGTTTTTGTTCTAGATCCAAGGCCTGGATACCATCTGGTGGTTGTGCAGGCAAGGAAACAAGAGGTTGTGCAGCCAGAAGAAGGTGGAAATGCTGATTATGGATACATTTGATAAATTATTTGAAGCAGTGTCTCGTAGAGATTTCTTACGCGCTGGTAAGAAACCTAAAAATGAACCTGAGGTAATAAAAGAGCCAGAAGCACCTAAAGCGCCTGTAAAAAAGCCTAAAGCAATATCACGTAGAGACTTTATAAAGAAAACCGGTGGTGGTAGTGTATTAAGTGCTCTTACACCGGTTGATAAAATGTTACAGTCATGGCCTGATATTATATCACAGGTAGCTTCAATAGCTAATTGGAAATCTTTATTCAATACTAATATATTAAAATATTTAGATTTTATTCAAGGTAATGCATCTCCAGAAATTTCAGATAAAGTAGCACAGGCTATGAAAGGCCCTAATGTGTATAAACCTAGATTGGTAGGTAACACACCTTCAGAAATTTCAGATAAAATAATACAGTCTATTACTAATTTAGTACCTAATGATCCTGAATATAAAGATAAATTATACGAATTTTCGATGTTTAATAAAGCATCTAAATTTTTAGATAAAATGGGTACTGGTACAATAACCCCTGAAGAATTAAAAGCAGCTAATGCTATAATAAGTAAAATACCTAGTATGTTATCATCGTATAATGATGTCGTAGCAAATCACGGCTATAGCCCGAAATACACATTAGCAGATCATTTTTTCAGTCATTCTGAAGACCCTGAAGTTTGGGATATAATGTTTAATAACATTTTACAATTTGCTGTAAACCGTAATTTGATAGATGACAAAACTTTACTCGATATAAGTCGTAAAGCACCCGGTTTATTTAATGAGGTTGAATATGCTATAGATAAAAAAGATCTTAGAAAAGAATTAAATAATGATAAGCAGAATAGTGAAGAAAAAGAACCTATTGACGATAAGCAGAATAGTGAAGAAAAAGAACCTATTGACGATAAGCAGAATAATAAAAATAAAGAAAAAGATAAACAAAAAAATAAAAACAAACAAAAAAATAAACGTAAAGATAAAATAGAATATTCACGTATGGATAAAGCTGGTGGTTCTGAAGATAAACAAGGTATAGACTACACAACATTAGAACATATGAATAAATTCGATAAAATCGTAAGTGATATATTACAAGAAAAGAAAGACAGATGTTATCACCGAGCTGTTCAGGCTTACGGCAAAAAAACTTCTGCTTATAGATCAGCAGCAATGGTGAAATGCAGAAAAGGTAAAATTTGGAAAAAGAAATGAAAAAGTTTATCTCTTTCAAAGTCTTTTTTGAAGCGTCAGACAATTTACACCAATGGTTTAATCGCAAGGCAAAAGACCCTAAGACAGGTAAAACTTTTCATGGCTGGGTAAATTGTAAAACAGGTGGCCCTTGTGGTAGAAAGTCAAAGAGCTCTGGAGGTAGTTACCCAGCTTGTAGACCAACAAAAGCTGCTTGTAATTCTATTAAGGGAAAAATGTACAAGAAGAAAGGTTCTAAGAGGGTTAATTGGAAAAAGAAATAAAATATGAGTTATAGAGATTTAACTGATAAACATAATTACCTAAATCAGGCTGTTCTTAATAAAGCGAGAGTCGATAAGTTCTTGCTTATTATAACAATGCCTGAAGCCTTGCGTAGTATAGACGTGAGGTATGGTAATGAAACTCCGTCCAAGATTATCTCTGATAAGCTGCAGATGTCTGTGTGGGGTAATGTTGTACCTACGATTAGTGTACCTTCTATAGCTGTACCATATCAAGGTCAAGTTCCAAAAGTTACTTCTTTCTCAAGACCGGCTTACGAGCCAGTTACAGTTAATTTCAATGTTGATAGTGAGTTCTATAATTACTATGTTATTTGGAAGTGGTTGGCCTTATTAAACGATCCAAAGACATCTGTTTTTGATGCTGCTAACAATTCAGGGTTAATAGATCCTGGCACAAATACTTTAATCAGCCCAGAAAAGCCAGGATACATTCCAAAATATGCTTCTCAGATGTCTCTGCAACCATTAAATGAGTATAATCAGGTTTTAGGTGAGTTTGTTTTCTCGCAGTGTTTCGCTACTTCGTTAAACGGTATTAATTTTAATTATCAAGGCAGTGAAGAAATTTCTTCTAGTTTTACTTTTGAATTTAGTCAATTAACTTTTACTATTATTCCTTAGAAAACTTTCAATGCCGAAACATAAATAATTAAAACATATGCCAACACAAACTATAGAAAGTCCTGGTGTTCAGATTAATGAGGTAGATTTATCTCTTAGAGCAGTTGTTCCAAATGGTACAAATGTTTTGGTATTAGGTTATGCTAATCAAGGCCCAATTGAAGAGGTGCTTGAAATTCCTGATATTCAGACATTTACGACCATTTATGGACCACCAACAAACGCAGCAGAAAGATACTTTTACTACTCAGTAAGAGGTGTTCTTAACGGGGGTGGTAGACCCATCGTTTCCAGATTACCTTACGGTTCTGGAACTGGAGTAGGTTCTACTACTACTAAGTATAGCTGTTTAGCTTATCCAGCAATTCCATTTTCAGAATCATTAGATAATCCAACCGCATCAACTCTTTCAACTGAATCTTCTGGATATTTTATTGGTGCCCCATCATACTTGGAGCTTAACGAAACCGAATATCTATCATTAGTACAAGGTAACGTCAATTGGTCAGACTCAATTAATGTTGCTTTGCTATCCGGTACTGGAGTTTCTTCTCAGGATAACCCCTTCTCAACTTTTGACTCATTAGTTTCTGCGGGTTTCATTGTATTAAATAAATTCCAATCTACCTTCGATTCTAAGTCTCTAGAAGGCTATACAATTGGTATTGCAGACAGCCTTGATACAGATCCTCAGTCAGATTTTAATTGCGTTTCTCGTATCGATTACGCCCCTTTAAACAATACTTCAGCTGGATATTTAGATTTTCTAACAATCCCAAGCGAGAGACTAAACTTCGTTCTTCAGTCAGGTGCTACAGATAATGTACAATCTGTATCTCGTCAAATCGAGCAACAGAACCCTAACATTAACTTGTTCCAAGGTGCTTTCATTGACTCTGTTAGCATCAGGGTAGCTAAGTTGAGACAATCTATTTACACCCCACAGGCTGTAACCTTAGATTATACATACGCTGATGGTTTCCTCGGTTCTTTCAATAGCAGAAGACAAGTACAGTCCCAAAACGGCGGTCAACCAGTTGGTTTCTTCGTTGGAGAGGTTGAAAATAGCTCAACTTATATTTCTATTATTGTTAACCCTAATATTTCTACAAATTCAGGAGATTGGACAAACACACAAGGCAATCCTAGTAAGTTTGTTATTTTTAATCATGACCATAACGGTACTGCTACAAAAATTGAGCAAGTTAGAAATAATAGAGCATTTATTAACACCCCACTATATGGTGTTGATTTTGATGCTGTAGTAGTAGCATACGGCTATAGTAATTTAGCTAACTATCTTGGTGTTAATACAGCTATAGTTCAATCTCTATACAGCTACGGGCCAACAGTACTAAACAATGTTGATAATAGTGCTGATACGTTTGCTATTGGTAATGTTCCAGCCAAGATTGACAGAGTGTTCCAAACAATTGATGATGTTGATGCTTTAAGAATCGACTTATCAGTAGAGGCTGGTTTGGGTACAATGTATTCAATCTGCAACACTCTAAGCGCTCCAGGTTATCAGTTGCAGGCTTATGATGATACTGTTGTTGTTAATATTGGCGCTACCCCAACTGGTCAACCTTCAACAGGTTTCTATCGTACGAACGGGGACTTAAATGTTGACACTCTTACAACTGAAGTTCCCAATATTAATTATACATTCTCCTATAATGCTCAAGACTTGAAGTCAAATTACTTGGCTGTATATGAGGCTTTCAGAACATTTGCTCAGGATGTAAGAAAAGATCACTTGTTTATTGCTGATCCATTGCGCCCAATCTTCGTTTCAGGTGCTAGAACAAAGGTTCTTTCTAACAAGAATAACACCTTTACTCAGCACATTAATACACCGTTGAGAAATCAATTTGACACAACTAGCACAAGCTTTGCTACAGTTTATGGTAACTGGGCATTGGTCAACGATCTCACATCTGGTGCTAATGTTTGGATTCCAGTCTCTGGTTTAATTGCTGGTATGATGGCCAAGGATGATGCTAACTTTGCACCATGGTTTGCTCCAGCAGGCTTTACAAGAGGTAAGTTCCCAACTCCAGTGCTTGACATTGCAGTGTCTCCAAGCCAACGCAACAGAGACTTGCTATACAAGCAGGGTATCAATCCAATTACTAAGTTCCCTAATGACGGTATTACAGTATTCGGTCAAAAGACTAAGTTGTCCACACCTTCAGCCTTTGACAGAATTAATGTAAGAAGATTGTTCTTGTATCTTGAAAAGGTCACAAGATCAACCCTCAAGTACTTCGTATTCGAGCCTAATACGCTCTTTACAAGAACAAATGTAATTAATGTTCTCAATCCAATTTTTGAGAATGTCAAGAACAATCAAGGTATGTATGATTATCTCATCGTTTGCGATGCAAGAAACAACACACCAAACGTTATTGACAACAATCAATTGGTTGTAGATATTTACATCAAGCCTACTCGCTCAGCTGAGTTCATCTTGGTAAACTTCTACGCAACTAGAACTGATCAAGACTTCAACGAGCTAGTCTAAACTAAGAAAGGAATTTAACATATGGCACTAAACATAACAGATTATTTCAGAGTGATGCAGCAAAGAGACTTTTTGCGCAATCACCAATACAGGGTCTCAGCACTCTCTTATGAGGGGTTCACCCTTGGTTTAGACTCACTCGTCTATCTCAAGACAGCTGAAGTACCTAACCGTACAATCAATTCAGTAGCTGTACCATTCATGGGATTAAACTTCTCAGTACCAGGTACTGCTCAATATGCAGGCACAATGGACTTAACATTCTATTGTGATCAACCACAAATCATCAGATCATTCTTCGAAGGTATCTCTTTTGCTACATTCGATGAAAGACAATCTGGTGGTGCTTATACAGTTAAGCAAGAGAATGTTTTATCCTTCTACACTTACAACAATGTAAGTGCTGAATCACCAACAACTCAGTATACCTTAGTTGGTATCTACCCAACAGTTGTAGGTAATTTAAGCATGGATACAACAGGTACAGGTGATGTCGTGAACTTTACAGCTACTATTGCTTACCAGTTCTGGACAAAGACTCTGCTACCAACTCCAGTTACTGCTGCTGCTCTTCGCACATTACCTCCT